CCGGGTGGTTGCCGCAGCAAGGTCTGTGACCACCGGGTCCTCAAGCACCTCTATGCCGACCACCGTGATAGCGCCGGGCGTGGCGACCGTCAGCTCGGAATCCGTTGCAAACGACCCGGACACATCAATCAGTTCCACCAGCCCGGCTTCAGTCCATGCCACCTTGCCGGTATTGCCGGATACATCCCCTGTCAGCTCATCCCCGACCGCAATGTCGCCGGTGATGGTGCCGGATATCTTTGTGGTAAAAATATTTAATTGCCCAAGATCAATATATAAATCATCAACCATGGTTTTTTCAACCGCGTCAAGGCTTGAGGCGGACTGGTTCAGGGTGTTGATCGTTGATGCCAGCATGGCCATTTTTAAATTTTCGTTTGTCATTTCCCGGAGACCGAACGTGATGGATGCCTCTCTCTCGGATTCGACTTCCAAAATGGTGGCCTTGGCCGCATTCCGGTTGGTCTTGACCTTTTCGGTCGTGACGGCCATGCCGAATGTCAGGTTTTCCAGGTCGCCCAGTTCGTCAAAGCTTGATCCGGCGACCGCCCCGGCATAGGCTCTGCCCGTGCCGTTATATCGGATATTGTCCGCACTTGATACGATTGTCATTTTTTTTTCCTCCGTTATTATGTTGTCTTATAATCTGTTCATTGTCTGTAATTCGTAGACTGCATTATACAAGCACACCCCGTTTTGCGGGTCATACACCTGCGGGGTCTCCGACACCAGACAGGCCGGTGCCCAGGCGGTTAATATTTTTTTGCGGTGCAGCACATCCCTGGCCGCCTCCAGCATGGCGTACACCCCGGGCCGGGTCGTGGTGCCCCGGGCGGCAGCGGCATTGCTGCGGTAATTTTTATCGCCCAGCAGCAGCATGAGCGCCAGACGAGATTCATCCATATTGTTGCGCCGGGTCACCTGCAACCCGTCCGCAATCACATAGATGCAGGGAAACCGGGTGGTGATCCGGGTCAGGTCATCGGTTTCAAGTTGACCTGCATAGGCCTCGATGGTCCTGACGTTGATATCGGACAGCCCGGCAAGTGCGGCAATGGCGGCATCTTCAAGCTGTTCAAATTCATGCATTACGCACCCCCTTGTAATAGATGGTCTTTGATGATCTCCAAAAATTCCCGCTGATTTTTATCGTTAAACCCCAGGTGCGGGCGGGCAGGGATCTTGGCTGATCCGCCACGTCCGGCGTTGCCGCCGAACTGATGGATGGCTGCGTATTTATGTGCATTTTTGCTGGGGCTGATCACGACCTGGTCGGATCCGGCTTTATAAACCGTGCGCCGCAGGTGATGTTCCTGTGTCAGGATTTTTTTGCCTGCCAAAAATCGTTTGAATCCCTTTGTCAGCGCGCCTTTTTTTGTGTATCGTTTTTTATTTTTAAACAGCCCGTGATAGGTCCTGACTTTTAGTTTCTGCCAGGGCCGGCCTTCCGGGTCCCGCTCCTCATCGAACATGATTGTCCGTTCCTTTTCCATATAATCGCCAATGTTTTTAAACGCCGGTGTCATGTCCAGCATGCGCGCCTGCGTGGCGGACAGCAGATCCATGCCGCCCTTGTCATCAATCTCAAGTGTTATGCCCAGTCCGGTTGACGGCATGATTAATAACCCTCCATTTTATCCCGGGAAAAAACCCGTTCACTGAACGAGATTTTTGGTTTCTGTGCGTCCGATGGTGTTGCGTCCGGGTCATCCTCACCCAGGGAGATCAGGCCGCGCGCCACATTTTCAAGGAATTTAATAGCATCCTTGTATCTCAGCCGCCGATCTTCGGGCGCACCCTGGCGCCGGGCAAACAAATTATAAATGGCAATGTCAACGGAAAATTTCCGGATGATAGCCGGAACCGGTGACAGTGGTACGCCATAGCGCTTGCCACAATATCCGTCGATCTCCGCGTCCGCATCTGCCACGGCCCGATCAGTCACCGAGGTGTCAACACTGCCCGCATCGGCATCATCGGTCAGCGCAATCAATTCCTCTTCCGGGATCTGCTCTTTGATATCGGTCAGAGTGCAGTACATGCGTTATTTTCCCTTTGCCCGTTGATTTTTCGGTTTGGTTTTTGGTTTTGGTGCCGGTACCGGCTCTTTGACCGGCGGCTCCGGCTCTTTGACCGGCGGCTCCGGATCAGGCATCATCACAACAGACAACATAGGATCAGCCTTAAGCCGTTTCATCTGATCCGCCGTAAAAAAATCATCAGTGAATTCCTGGCCTGCCTTGGTGTGTGCCACCCCAGCCCGCCGGAATCCCTCATTTTTCGATTGTATAAAAATCATATTTTCCTCTCATGTTTTCCAGGCGCCCGGTTATCCGGCCGCCTGGAAATAACGGTTATAGATTAATAGTGATTATCCCAGGCCGGTGCTGCCGTAAGATAGCTGCCACAGGCCGTATCCACCCGCTGCCCTTGCCTCTGCACCGAATTTGAATTTTTTGCGCATAAAAACATCATCGGCATCAGGATTGATCTGCTGCACGAATTTAGGCGCTTCCCGCTCCTGGTAAATAAAAGGTTTGAGCGGTCGGTTGGTCACATGCAGCATCCATTGCGTCGTTGATGTCAGTCGTGGATTTACAAGCACTTCAGCCGTGCCGAAATAAGGATTCGGTTTGTCATCTTCCAGTTTGGGATTCTTGCAAATCATGTTTGCCGTGGCTTCCAGTGCCGGGCCGACTTCAAGTAAATTTGGGATTAAGCCGAGCGCCCTGCCTTCATCATCCGTGTAGCTCATGATTGCCAGGCGGGCAGCTCCGTAACTGGCGGCCGCCAGCGTTTTTGTCGCCGCCGATAGCGCAGCCGTGCCCAGATTGCTGACGCTTGCCCCGGCAACCGGATGATCCGAGTCATAAAAATACTGCCCGTCAAAGCAAAGGTTGGTAAATGCATTATTTTTCAGCTCCGCGTCAATTTCATCCGGGAGCTGCTTGGATGAGTACCCGGCCTCCTGTGCCATAGGCGCATAGATCCCCAGGTTGTCATCATGAATATCGTTGCGGTCCACCTCCACTGTGGCCTCATAGTCATCATTGATGACCGTGTAGGTAAATGCTTTCAGCGCCTTAACCGTTTTTGAGCCAAGCCACTTGATCATTTTCGGGAAGCGTGACAGCCAGGTGTAATCGTTCTGGCTGGACCCGGACGGCACCTTCATGGTGGTTTTGTCCCAGATGCTGGGCGCTGCGTCGAATGCCTTGTTGAACGTAGTTTTCAACGATATAAAAACTGCGGTCAGATTGGCTTTGTTTACTAACATGATGTTTCCTCCATTAAATATTGATAGTTAAATAAGTCAAAGCTCCGGGCGGCGCCAGGCACCGGCCGGAACTATTGGTTTATACGGTTGATAGAGTTCCGCCGTCGTTTGAGACAACCCGCCACACCAACGCGCCTGCCAGCGCCACGGCAATCAATATAATGCAGTCGCCGGCATCCTCAAACAGGATGGTGTTATTGCCCGTCTGGTTGATGGCAGCGGCAACCGTAATGGTTGCATCGCCCCCGTCAACATCCAGGCTGATGGCAAGGGTAATGCCTGCCAGGGCCGGTATGGCAATCGTCCGGGTTTCCGCCGTTGCCGTGGTCAAGGCCACGGTTGCGGATCGGGTCACCGGGATAGCACCGGACGCGCCTGGGTCGGCAACGGCCACCGGGGCCTTGGGATAGAGTTCTTGTAGCATGGCTTCCACATTGGTTTCGGCTGTAAAGCCGCCCGCATCGGCGCTGCTGATGGCAGAGGCCGCATGGGCCGCACTGCCGTCGGCAATATGCGTGGCCACGTCAGCCTGGCGGATGGCGGGCTCAATGTCGATCCAGGCATGAGTGGTATCAATATATTTTGCAATGATGCCGCAAAAAATATTGTTCGTCACGTTTGCGATGAGATCCACGGTCTGATCATCGACCAGAAATACATTGTCGCCCACATTTGCCTGGGTAATGGCCGTGTCCAGGATCATCTTGATCAGGCCGCGCCGTCTCAGCACAATATTCAGGTCTCCGTCTGATCCGTCTGTATTGTCCTGCCGTAACATGGCAATGCCCTGAAATATCAGCCCGGCCGTGTC